GTGCGCTTTGGCGTGAATGCGTCAGGCGACGTGGCGCAAGTGAAGGTCAACGGCAAGCCGATCCCGCTGAAGAACCCGGACGACCACGGCAAGGCAATTGCCGAAATCGTTACGGCGATGACCAAGGGGCGCGCGAAGTTTCAGGCGGCGATGGCAAAGGTCAAGGCCGAACTGCCTAAGAGCGTGCGCACCGCTGCTCCGAAGCTGGAAAACGTGTGGCGCGAGAAGGTCACCGCGCTCGATTCGGCCATCGAAGTAGCGACCGAAAAGCTCGCGGATTTGCGTGCGCAATTGAGCTAGGAAAACGCAACCCTAGCACTCGATTTTCCCCCATGAAAATGAAGTCTCAATTTAAGGCGCGGGGTTCCGTGCTTTGTTTGAAATAACCACTTTTGATAGGTAAAACATGAACGGAACTCAATCGAAATTCACCGTCCGTGACCAACACGACGTTGCGAAGTTCGTCAACAAGGCCATCGAATCGGACGCCAAGAGCGGCGTGCTGTTCGACTCGGCCAACGCGACCGGCGCCGCAATGGAAGCCCTGAAGGGTGACGCTGGCTCCAAGCCCCGCGTCATCGATGAACTGCTCGGCGCATCCTCGATGGAAGAGGAACAAGTCGTTGGCGCACTGTTCGACGGCGTGCGCGCCTTCGAGCGTGAGCACGGCTTCCGCCCGACCGGCGACGTGTTGCTGTCGGCCATCGCGCAAGGCAAAGACATTTTCGACTCGGTCACGAACAACCACCACGATCAAATCTCGATCACGCAGAACGCCCCGCTCGTGGCGATTCTGAGCGCGGTCGCTGAAGCCGTGCCGTTCGCCGGCTACCTGCCTGCTGATCGCGGCTCGAACGAAGCGCGCCTGATTATCGTGTCGCACCAAGCCGGTAGCGACTGGGGCGACTACGACCGCAACGGCCTGATGGACGGTATCAAGCAAGGCGGCGGCTATCTCGGCTCGGCTCGCACGATGGAACTCGCGGCACCGAACGCGACGACCGACTACAAGTTCACGTTCCTGTCGCAAGCGACCAAGGGCACGGCTGTGAAGCTGCTGCGTGGCCGCGTGATCGTGTACGTGAACGGCATGCCGGCAATTCAGGAAACGCAAAACGGTTCGAGCGCACTGGCGACGGTTTCCATCGTCGGCAGCGTGAACATCGCCGGCACCGACTACGGCCTGACGGGCACGGTCAAGCCGGACTCGGGCGAAGTCGTTGTGTCGCCGGCAAGCGCGCTTCCGGCTGGCACGGTCGTGACCGCTGAAGCGTTCGTGGACTACGAAAACCAGCCGGATTCGACGCCGCGCATGCAAGTGCAAGCACAGGTGTTCAGCCTGTTCGCTTCGCCCTTCCGTGGCATCTATCAGGTGACGCCGGAAAGCCGTTCGCAGTTCTCGAACGAAGTCGGCGTGGACGCAGGCGCGGAAGCAATGATGAGCGTTCGCGGCCAGTTCGCGATGGAGCGTCATTACAACGTGCTGAAGAAGGCGAAGATGATCGCGAAGTTCGCGAACAGCCGCACGTATGACTTCGCGGCATCGACGCAGCTTCAGCAAAAAATCCGCGCGCAGGTCTGGCAAGACTTCGCGAGCGTGCTGGGTCTGTCGTCGCAGCAAATGGCCGAAGACACCGCCGACCACGGCATCACGCACCTGTACGTGACGAAGTCGGTTGCCGCGCAGTTCCGCAGCATGCCGCGCGAACTGTTCGAGCCGTCGGGCATCGTTGACCGCCCGGGCATTTTCCGCGTCGGCCGCCTGTTCGGTCTGTTCGAAGTCTATTACTCGCCGGCCGTCGTGACGGAATCGCCGGACGGTTCGACCGCAGAAATCCTGTGCGTGGGCCGTTCGACGCAGACCGCACGTTGCCCGATCATCATGGGCGATGCCTCGGCCCCGATGTTCGAGCCGCTCGGCACGACGGAGCAACTGAAGTCCGGTTACGGCTTCAACTCGCGCTGCTTCAACAACGTCAACCCGCACCTGATGTCGGCAAAGGGTTGCGCGCTTATCACGGTCACGAACCTGAAGTAAGCCGCGTCGCAGTAAGCGCGAAGTGAAAGAACGGCGGCATTGGCCCTGAAAGCTGATGCCGCCGTTTCCAAAACCGAACAAGGGAAACCAGTTGTGACCACTGCCAAAAAGACCTCCAAAGCCGCGAACGCCCCGACCGAAGAAGTCGTAGGCGCCGCGCCGGCCTATCCGCTCGATATGCAACTCGTCAACGACACCGCGCAACCGTGGGTCGTGGGCGGCGTGTATGTCGCGGCTAGTTCGAGCGCCGTCGCGCACGTTCGCGACGAAGACCATCAAAAGCGCATCGAAACGGACTGTCTCCATATCCTGAGCATTAGCGACCACCACAAGCCGGTGGAAGCTGCTGAAGGTGAAGAAGCCGCCCCGCTCGCACTGCGTCTCGTGCAACTCGACTAAGGGGAAACGTCGATGTTCTATCCGCATACTCGACAACTGGCTTCGGAAGCGGGCGTCCAACTGAATCCGATCCGTGACAACACGGACGGGTTCGTGACGGACGTAAGCGACCAGACCGTCGCCTTCGTTGGCCGCTTCAAGCGCGGGCGCATCGACGGCCCGTTCAAGGTCAACCGGGGCAACCTGAAGCGGCGCCTTGGCGCGGCTGAATCGCTGCGCGTGTCGGCGCTCAACGAGGCGTATATCCACGTCTACGAAGCCGTCAACAACGGCGCGCGTGAGGCGGTTGTCTCGCGCCTGACGACCGCTGCGGCTGCGACCAAGTTCGCCGTTCTGTCCATCGATACGACCTCGGGCGTCTCGACGTGGGCGGCAGCGGCGGCAGCGCCGACGGGCAGCACCTATGCCCTGTACCTGAATGACCTCGAATGCTTCAACGACGGCGTGCTGCTCGAAGTGAACGCGCCCAAGGTCGTGGACAACGCCGGCACGAGCCTGCCGACGAAGATCATCACCCTGCGCGTGCGCGAGCCGGACGGCACGCTGCGCTACGAAGTGACCGGTTCGCTCGATCCGGCTGCTGTCGATGAATTCGGCCGGGACAACTACATCGGCACGAAGATTCAGGGCATCACGTCGCTGATCCAAATTACGGCCAATGCAACCGCAAGCATTGCCACGAACGCGGACTGCTACGGGCGCGCGACCGACGGTAGCGAAAAGCTCTCGAAGACCGCAACGGCGCTCGTGCTCTTTACCGAAGGCGGCACCGGCTACGCGCTCTCGGACTACGACCGCGTGATTGCAGCGCTCGAAGCATCGACGTTCGACTACGCCTACGCCAGTTCGGCGGGTTCGCAGGCGACCGCGCTGATTTCGAAGCTCGCGACGATGAACACGCGCGCGAACCGCCAATTGGCCGTGGACGTGCCGGGCGACCTGACGCCGGACGCGGCGCGCACCTTCGTCTCGCAACTGGGCGTCGATACGCGTTACGTGCAGTTCTACTGGGCGCCGCTGCGCACCGATGACCCGGTCAACGGCGGTCGCGCGGTGATCGGCACGACGGGCTTTCAACTGGGCCTGCGCTGCGCGCGCAATGCACAGACGAACAGCTACGGTCTGGCGCCGAAGAACTACCCCATCGCGGGTAAGGACTGGCCGCTGAACCGTACCGGCGTGCAGCAGTTGGCGAACCCCGACCAGTATCAAATGTCGGACCTCGCCGACGCGAAGATCAACCCGGTTATTTTCCAGACCTTCAACGGCGGCGGAAAGTACGTGTTTGCGGACGTGCTCACGTCGGCGAAGACGAACGGCTATCAAAAGCTGATCCCGGTCGCGGAAATGTCTTCGTCCATTGACGACATGGTCGCGAAGTTCGGCAAGGAAGTGATGATGCTTCCGATGGAACTGGGCTTGCAGCGCATGGACCGGTTCCTGAGCGAACTGTTCAAGGGCGCGCGCGCTTCGGGCTGGCTCGTCGCATCGAGCGACGCGGCGCTGGGCGACAAGGGCTGGGTCTTCACCGTCGCACGCAACACGCAACGACCCTCCGACCGCATGGACGTGAGCTACGGCCTGCATTACGACGGCGTCGTGCGCGCGATCTACGTCACGCAAACTCTCTCGCAATAAGGAAACGGTCATGAACTTTTCGCATCCGGCCTCGGACCTTCTGCGTCCGCTGCTCACGCCCAAGGCTCCCGAGCCGAAGGCACCCGTCGTCATCCTTGACGACACTGGCGAAGATGCCGCCCCGCAAGGGGCAAGCGCCTACGCATCCGCAGACATGCGCGTGAA